GACCGAGGCCAACTTCATCAACGTCGCAAACGTTGTGGCAGCCAAGGCCAAACTGGGCGAGCGCGGTGACGAACTCGACGCCATCGCAATGCACTCCAACGTTGCGTACTACCTCCAGCAGGTGGGGATGCTGACCTTCAGCACCTCTGCCCTGTCTGCAGGTGGCGCCGTTGTGTGGGGCGGTGGCGGTGTGGGCGTGACCCAAACCGAAGTGGCGACCTTCGCTGGTCTCCGCGTGGTAATCGACGACCAACTGACCTACCTGACCGGCGGCACTTCCACCCATGCGGTGAAGTATCCGGTCTACCTGTTCAAGTCGGGTGTCGTTTCCGAGGGTATCCAGCAGGATCTTCGCCTCGGCGCAGACCGCAACATCCTGTCCATGCAGGACATCCTGGCCGTGGATTACCACTACGGTTACCACGTGACCGGCACCAAGTGGAACGTGGCCGGCGACAACCCGACCAACGCTGCCACCACCGGCAACTTGGCCGACACCGCCTCCTGGAGCCTGGTGTACAGCACCACCAAGCAAGTGCCCATCGCTCGCCTGCTGGTCAACACCCCCTTCGATACCTCTGCCTACTGATCCTTCAGCAGGACACTAAAAAGGCCCCCACAACCGGGGGCCTTTTCTTTTGTCTACTCAACCTTCAATCTCACCAATCCGAATCCGCTCTTGATACTCAAAGATTGCTGGAGCACGCCCCACCATCTTGTAAGAGTGGCTGAGCAACTCACGAAACACATGCGGACTAACGGCCAGCTCCTGCTGGATCGTCTCTGCATCTTTACCGGCAGCAAACATTTCGCGGATTGCCTCAGCAACAGGCTCCAGTGAGCGAATGGTGTCGCCGGGCAATGCAGATGGTGCGGATTGTTCCTTTACTTCTAGGCTGTCAGTAGCTTTGCGAGCAGGCATGAGTACAGTGCGTCTCTTCGTACTACAGGATAACTGTCGCAGCTTTGTCGACGTCCAGTACGGCCAACACCTAGAAGCCCAAGCCGAACTGGAAATGTTTGGCGCCAAGGTTTATCACTCAATGGTGCTGCGCGAAACAGCCAAACAAAGGAAATCACGCACTGGCGCTAGACTCAAACAAAGGATGTATTAAGCCGTGCCCGCCACGATTGATGCCACTTTGAGCGGGACTTCGGCCAACTCGTACGTGACGCTTGCGGCGGCCAACACCTACTTTGAAACGGTGCCCGACTCCAGCACCTGGACCAGCAAGACCGACGACCAAAAGAACCGCGCCCTGATTTCCGCCACTTGCTGGATCGACGGCCTGAGCTTCTACGGCGACCGCTGCACCACAACCCAAGCCCTGAAGTGGCCCCGCGAGGACTACACGGTTGACGACATCGACCTCGCCTGCACACTGATCCCCGAGCCGATCAAAACCGCCACCTACGAGCTGGCACGAGCCCTCGCCAACGACACCGACGCCATCACCGGCACCACGGGCACCACGGGCATCTACGACCAAGTGGAACTCGGCGAACTCAAGGTCAAGTACAACAAAACCAGCCAAACCAGCGGCGTTATCAACAACGTCTTCGACGTCTACCCTTGGCTCCAGTCCTACCTAGGCCCTTACTGCATGGGCGGCGCTGCAAACTACGCCGTCCGCCTGTTCCGAGGTTGATATGGGCCTCATCGACGACGTATTTGCCCCCGTACCAACCTCAGTCTTAGCCGACTGGGGCCAAAACATCACGTACATCAAAACTGCAACACCCCGCACCTACGACCCAACAACTGGAGTAGTCACTGGTTCCGACACGACCGTCACGGTCAAAGCCGTCATTACTCGTGTCACACCTCGTGAGGCTGAAGGTCTTTATCAAACAACTGATCTCAAAGTCATCATCGGCGCCAGCGAGCTTGGCACCTACTACCCAACCGAAGCCGACCGCATCCAGTACCAACAAGCTGGAGCAACCCGCGAGGCAAAGATCATCGCCATCACCACCTATCGCGGCGATAACCCGGTTTACCACTCTCTAATCGCGAGGCCCCAGTAATGGCACGCCGTCGTAATGACTTCATGAAATTAGCTGAAAAATTAGAAGCGGCAGTTTTAGCGCCGCTCATTTTGGGAGCCGCACGCTCGGCACAAGGAGTAGTAAAAGATCTACAAGAACTAGGTCCTGCATGGTCTGGTGAATTCTCTAACTCATGGGAAATAGCCAGCGAAAGTAAAGTATCTAGCGGAAGCGGATCGCCAGGAGCACCACAAAGATTGCTGGCCCCTATTCTTACTCCAAAAGAGTACAAATTTAAGCCTGAAGTAAAATACTACATCGCAAATAAAGCGCCACACGCAGACGTAGCACTGGATTTAGTTGAAAGTACCTACAGATATCCGGGCTTTGAACCAATTAAAGAAGCCGAAAGGGGTAATCGTATTACGGGTGTTCGGGGCGACTTATCCCTACAAGCGGACGGACGCAACCAACGCACAGCACCCTTGGATTGGTACACCACATATTTGCGCGGTGGGAAAATAGATAAGACAATAAGCCTCTACATGGATCAAGCACTTCGCAGCGTGAAGCTATGAACTACCAAGCAATTCGCGCTGCCGTCGAAAACCCGCTGCTCACAGCGTTTGGTGCACTGGTGCCTCCGGTGCCCGTCTACTTCGACAACATCACGGCAGTCCCGCCTAACACCACTACTGAGTACGTTCGCGTCAATGTTACTTTCGGTATTACCAACGAACCCACGCTTACCAGCAGCGTTGACAACGCCCGTGGCGCGATTGTTATCCGCATTTTCACGGAGAAAGGCAAAGGCCCCGCCCGCAATCAAACCCTGATCACCACAGCAGTCAACGCACTGGAAACACTCAACAACGCCGCGAAAACAACAAGCGGTGTATTTTTCCGTGTCGGTGAAATTAACGGCCCAACGTTTTCAGCAACAGAGGAAGCCCCGCATTTTGTCGGGAGGATTGATACCTCCTACGTTGCAACTGTCCTGTCATAGGTGATGCTTAACAACAGGCGCTAACCTGTATTAAGCCGGGCAGTGCCCGCCCACAACGCTCACTTGGTACGCCCTATGGCCACCACCGTTCTGTCCGGCACGTCCGGCGCCCTCTACTACAAACCCGCCGGCACCACCGGAACATTCGGCGAAGCCAGCGTCAATACTGGCACCGATGTAATCACCGTCGCCCCCTACCTGAACTTCAAGGTAGGCGACCCGGTGAAATTCCGCGTGGTCAACAGCCAAACCGGCGGCTCCGGCACCGGCACCCTGCCTGCGCCTATCTCTGACGCCACCACCTATTACGTTCTGAGCTACACCGCTGCAACTGGTGCGCTCACCGTATCGACTTCTGCCGGCGGCACCATTCTGGCCATCACTGACGACGGCACCGCAGCTGCCCCCAACGAGTTTGAGGTGTACTACGCGGACTTCGCTGTTGTCGGCCAAGTCCGCGACTGGAGCTTCGAGATCAGCCGCGCTGAAATCGACGTCACCACCATCGGCCAAACCCCCGGCCAGTACGTGCCCTTCCGCAGCTACATCAGCGGCTTCGGCGATGGCACCGGCACCGCAACGGTCTACATGACCAATGAGGACGCCGCCCTGTCCAACCGCATGATCGAGGACGTGCTCCAGCGCCAACAGACTGGCGCCGCCTTCAAGCTCTACACCGACCGCGTATTCAGCGGCGGCACCCTGAGCGAGACCCTGAGCCGCTCGATTGCCTTTGATGCAGTGCTGACCTCGGCCAGCCTGAACATCAATCCCGACGACGCCCAATCGGTGACCGTCAACTTCCGCCCTGCTGGCACCCCGACCTTCGACTTCAGCACTGCAGCCTGATAGTCTGCTGTCGCAGCCAGTTCAGCAACCCCCGGCCTCCCAGCCGGGGTTTTTCATTTCTACTCCGCTACACTAATCCCATACCCCAAGCACTGGTATGCCCGTTCCTGTACGCGCAATCGACCGTCTCCGTAAGGCCGCCAACCTGGAGCCAGTCAAAAAAGTAGTAGACCTGTCCGACGGCAGCACATTTGAAATGTGGGTGGCACCGCTGACGATGGCTGAGCGCGAACGCGCCCAAAAACAAGCCAAGTCGGACGACGCCAACGCTTTCGCACTCCAACTGCTGATCGCCAAGGCCCTCGACGAATCCGGCGCCAAACTTTTCAGCGTCGGCGAAGTGGACGTCCTGAAAAACG